ATAAAAGCATTATGTTTAGAGCTACGATTGAATAAATAAAGTAAGTAACCAGGATAGTTATTATAGTAACCACCTTCTCTTTCAGCCCCATAAATTATCCATTCTTTAGATTTTTCTTCTTTAAATACAGGTGTTTTATGTGCCTGTAGTTTTAAATTAATTACATCGTATATATTATTCTCCATAAGTTATAATCGTTTTACTTTGATTATCGTATTCATTATAAATTGGTAAAGTGGATTCTACTTTTACCATTCCTATTTCTAATAGCCCTGTAACATTTGCAAGGTTCAAATTACTAGAACTTGTTTGCTCATAAATAGCATATTCATAAAATCCTGTTTCGGGTAAAGATACAACACCACTCGTTAAATTAACACTGCCTGTTGTTTCAGTTATTAAAAACTTATTGAAACGAGTAGGAAAGCCGCTTACATCACTTGCAATAAAATTAACTGAACTCATTAATACTTGATGTTTAAAACTAAACAAGTAATAAGGATTTGTCAAAGTAACTTTTTCACTTAAGGTAAAAATAAGAAAGTTGTTTTGTCCTTTGTTTATGATTTGCATATTTTATAAAGTACCTAATTTTTTAACTATTGTAAAAACAAAAGGGCTACATATTTTGCAGCCCTAAAGTAATCAATATAAACGAACAGGAAATTAAATAATGCCAGATATTACACCTGAATTTACTTTGTTAGCTGGTAGTGGTTCTTTGCCTGTTAAAGTTAATGAGTAACCGTTTTTGTCCCCCATTGCTTTACCAGTTGATGCAGTACCTGCTGTTAAGTGCATAGCTCTTGTTTCACCTGACAAATGATATACATCATCAGCATCTTGAACAATAACCATTAATCTGTTTTGTGTTAGTAAGCGAACAATGTTTCTGTTTTTAGCAGTCATTTTATAAACGCTAAAAGTTAATGTTTGTTCGTAAAAAGTAGTTCCGTTTTCAATTGATACAGTAGCATTTTCATCAAATTGTGCGTCTTCTAATTCAACCTCAACAGTCCAGAACTTTTTGCCTGAAGCCATTGTAATTGCAGTTACACTACCTGATGAACTTGTTACTGAAGAAACGTTTGCAAACTCTGTTAAATAGAGTTTCTTAATACCGCCTGCTCCTTGGCGACAATCAAGTGTTATTCCCTCGGTGATTAAACATGGCATAGTTATAAATTTTTAAAAGGGAGCTGTTACACTCCCTTAGTTAATTATTAAGAATTTGTGTATTGTACAACGTGGTCGATGAACTTAACTGCCACACCAGCTCTGAAAGCTCCGAATAGTTTCCATACTCGGTCATCTTTTGAATACCATGCTTCCATGTTTTCAGTATCAGATTGTAAGTCAGTTCCGTAAACTAAGTTAGAAGCATAAGTTGCAATAATACGATTTTTAGCATATAAACCTAAAACACCTGTATCAACAGGGTTATCGTTATTTAATCCGCTAACAGCAATAACCTTCATATTAGTACCTGGGTACATTAATTCCCAATTATTCCAAACATTATCAGTAGTATATTGAGAACCATAAATACCGTAAGTAGAAGTAATCTTAGCAGCTAAAATTCTAAAAGTATCATAACCACAGAATGCAACGATTGGCTCATTTGCAATTGCAGCAGCTGGTACTTTTGCATAAACATCGTCAAATATAGTTAATACATTTGTTGAGTTCAAAGTAGATGCTGTTGCTGTAACTGGTGAACCTGCATCTATAGTAGCTAACCAACCATTCATTTGTTTTAATACCGTAGAATTTGTTGCAGTCGTTTTGCCCTGCCAAATCATCTGCTCAACATTCTTAGCAACCTGTGCTATTTTTCTATCAATGATTTGTTGTGCAATTGATAATGAATCAATATTTGCACCTGCTGGCAAATACTTTTGTGTAAAGTAAGTGTTTAAGTCATTTAAACATAATTGCTCAGCAAACTGAATGCCTACTGTTGCAATTGATACTTGACTAAAAGTTGTAGTACCTGAACTTGTAAAAGAACATGCAGCAGCTTGGAAAGGTACTGTTGATTCTAATACAGGAATTTTTTCAGAAGATTTGATACCCGTACGAATATCAACTCCTAATCCTAAGGTTTTAGCTCCTAAGATCGCTTTGCTAATTAAGTCCGCTCTGTTTTCTTCAACGTATGCGGTCATTGTGTCAAATGAAAATGCCATAGTTTTTTGTTTTTAATTGTTTTTTAATTTATTTAAATACTTGTTTTCTAAATTCTTCTAATGAAGTTAATTGTGGTTTTCTAAAGTTTTCTTTTGCTGTTGATTTTGGTTCTACACTTGGTGCATCTGCAACCTTTTCAACTAATGCAAATAACTTTCTGTTTAAATCGTTTTGTGCTACGATTTGAGCATTTGCAGCTTCTAATGCTGTGTTTGAAATTCCTAAAGCAGCTTCTAACTTTGATAGTCTTTCGTTTAATTCATTAAACTTAGTTTCAAATTCTTGGTTAGAGTTCATTTCTTCCATTACAGGTTCTTCTTCCATAACTTCAGGCTCTAAGCCTTTTACTACTCCGTTTTCAACATAAACTTTCATTGGTTGCTCATTTACCATGATAACCATTTCAGTCACTTCAACAGGTACATCCATAACCCCATCAGGAGTAATAACTTGTAACTTTGAACCTACTTGGATTTCTTCGCTATCAGTTCTAATGATAGTTCCATCTGCTGCTTTGTAATCAGCAAATTTTAAATCTTTTATTTCGTCTTGAAAAATATCTTTGAACAAATCTTTCATGTCAGAGAATACTTCTTTAAATGTTTGTTTTTTATTTTCCATTGCTCTTTTTTTTATAAAGTACACGTTTTTTATTTAGTTGCAATCTCTGACACTTTTTTTCTCAAGTTGTGTATTCTATCAGCTAACTGTTCGATAATGCTTACAGGGGCATCTTTTACCTTTCTTTGGGCAAAAGCACCCTCTACACTAAAGCCTTTAAACACTCCCGTTTTAATAAAGTCATTCCATACTTCATTGTTATCTACTTTAAAAGTTCCGAACCATGAACCCTCTGTTAATGTAGGATAGCCTTCAGGTGTTTTGATACCTCTTGTTTTGTCAATTATAAAAGATTCAACCATGTAAACTCCGTTAACTTGTCTTTCAGGATCGTGCATCATATTTACATTGTGGCTATACCCTTTCTTAAAAAAACGCTGTGCTATCTTTTCAATTTGCTCTTTATCGAATACCACATAATACTCACCGCTTTCGTCTTTGCGATAGATGGGCAAATCCGATATCATAAGTACTCCCGATATTAAACGCCTTTCATGATTAGCAAAGAATTTGAATTTATGTCCTATTCCACTTAATTCATTAACTACATCTTCGTTATTATCGTAATGTTTTTTAATTTCTAACTCTTTTACTTTTTCAACTTTAGCTTTATTGCTTCCTGTTGCATAAACTCTTGAATGTGGAATACCTAATTCATCAGCAGTTGTAAACATTCCTTCAGCATCATTACGAGCTGAAATAATATAAACAGTAAAGCCTTCGCTTATTTTTCTTTTAGCAAGTTCTTTACCTCTTTCTGTGCTTAATGTTTCATCATAATCAAAACTAATTTTCTCACCTGCAAAATGTTCTTTTGACTTTGCGTAACAAACAGCTACAGCTTGGTCTTTATCCATTCCGTTATTTATTTCTTCACCTATGCAACGTGATACATATTCATCTTTACTTTCACCTGCTTTTGGATTTATAACTAACTCATGTTCTTTAAAAGCGTGCCAGTTAGTTTCTATGGCAGGGGCGTCTACCAAAGCTATGTATTCCACCCCAAGTTCGTCGTTATCGTCAATTACTAATTTATACACCGGTAAATTTTCCATGTTATCCTATTTTTGAATTATTACTTAATTTGTTTACTCTTTCTGTTACTGCTCTACTTTCACTCTCTACTACATAGGCTTTCATTGGTGCTGCATTTCTTTCACCTTGCCCTGCTACCGAACCATCAGGATTTAATTGAGTTACTGTATTCTGTGCTGTTAATCCTTGAGGTGGTTGTCCGCCACCACCTTGACTAAATGAACCTAAATTACCACCACCACCGCCAGTTGCACCTGCACCGCCACCTTCAAATTTTGTTTTAGCAATTACTGCTACTCTTGCCAATCCACTTGCTATTGCTAAACCTGCTGCGATTGCACCACGAATAGGTGAAGTTGGGTCTCCAGGAACTACTTGAGATGCAAATGCTGATTGTGCTGCTAAATATGTTTCAATAGTTGTTTGAGCTAATGATGCTGCTTTCTTTACATTAAATGCTTTACGTTGACTTTCTTCACTTTTACCTGCAAAGGCATCTGTTAAACTTTGAATTGTTGTTAATGCTTCTTGAGTTGATTGAATAGCAAACTCCGCATTTCTTTTACGCATTGCTTTTTCATCATCACGTCTTTTTTTCTCGGCTTCAAATTCAGCTTGAATCTTTGCATTGTTTTCTTCCCTGCGTTTATTTTGTTCATCCGATAACCTTTTTAATTCAGTATCTAAAGCAGTTTGATAATCAACTTCTTGTTTTAATTTAAACGCATTATATGCTTCTATTTCTTGAGGTGTTGCATACCCTAAAGCTATTCGTGTTTCTATTCTTTGTTTTGCGATTAACTGCTCTGCGTCACCAAATTTATTACTTAATGCTTCAATTGAGTAATCAATAAACTTTTGTTCAGATTGTCTATAAAATTCTGCGGCTGCTAAATCTCTTTCTTTCTTTTTATCTGCTGCTTCTTTGTCTTTTGTTTCTTTTTCTTTATTAGCATCTGTATCTAATTTAGCCTCTTGAATTTTTAAACTATTTTGAATAGCTAATCTTTCACCTGCTAATTTTTTATTTTCCGCTAATATCTTACTATTATCATCTTGTAACTGTTTTAATTCTTCTCCGCTTCTTTCTTTCATTAAAGCGTAGTTTTCTAAAAACAATTTTGTATTTAGTTTTATTCTTTCATCAATACTTTTAATTTCAGATTTTGCATTTTGTTCGTTTATCTTTTGAAGTTCCTTTGCATTCTTTCCCTGTGCTGCTGCTAAGTCTAATCTAAATTTATTTTCATTTTTTAATTTTTCAGCAGTTTCATTCATCAACTCAAGCTCTTTTTTTCTTTGCTTAATTGATTCTTCTTGGGCTTCGGTTTCATCACCCATTACTCTTGTTAGGATAACAATTCCTGTTACTAAAGCTCCAATAGCTGTTATAATTGCCATTATTGGATTTGCTTTAATTGCATTATTCCATAACCATTGTGCAGCAGCTATTGCCTTAGTTCCAATTGTTGTTGACTTTAACATAGTACTTACAACCTTCAAACTATCGCCCATTCCAGCAAGTCCTTGTAGTCCTTGTGCTACTGCCATAGCAGACTGAACTTTTACAAGTGATTCATTTAATGCTTCAGATTCACTTCCGAATAATTGTGCTGCTCCCTGTGCTGCTGCAAATCCATTCGCTATGCCAGCTCCTAAGTTTGCAAATGCCTGAAATTTAGCTTCAGGCTTTAACATATCAATTGACTCGTTTAAGTCATCAATACGTTCTTTAGTTCCTGCTAATTGGTTTCTAATAGCTGCAAATTCCTTAGTTCCCTCTCTACCTGCCGCTGCAAGTTCAAACATCTTATCTTCTAAAATGTTAAATTGCTCTCTAAGGTCTTTTGCCGAGTTTACCGCTCCTGCTGTTTCTATATCTATTTCAAATGTAGTCTTTGCCATATCTTATAAGTACCAATTATGAGTAAACTCGTATTTCTATTGTTGAATAAAGTAACTGCCCATCTGTAGCTGTTCCGCTTGAATTGTATGTATAAACTTGAACTCTATTATTGTTTTTTCTTCCTGCTATTATTTCACCTTGCATAGTATTATTACATACTACAGTTGTTTTGTATTCTGTAAACTCCCCTGTTAATGTTCCTAAATATTCACCTACTGCATCACGTACCCATGTAATGCCACTACTTAAAGTATTTTCTAAAACATAGGGTATAGGATCACTCGTTCCATTTTGAAATAATAAAGCAATGTAATGTTTATAAGACACATTGTTTAAAGTCTTTATACCGTTATTGTAAGTAACGTTTGATTCTGTTACTGTTATTCCGCTGCTATTGGTTACTGCTACGTTCGAAATACCACTTAAAACAGTAACACCAGTACTTGTTGTAACTGATATATTATTTGAACTTGGATAAACAGTAACACCGCTTGAAGATAGTATTGAAACGTTTTGATTATTATTACCTACAAAGTTTGCATTTCCAACTATTATAACTCCATTGCCTGAAAGTATAGTATTATTTTTACCGCTTACTATTGCACCCTCTGTTACTACATTATCATTATAATATGAGTTTCTTTGTGTTGGTGAAATGTTAACACCTTCTAAAACTCCGCCATTTGTATCAAACCCATTGTCATCTTCATATGGAGGTAACGTTTTAAGTTTTATAAACTCGCATTTAGTTGGCTGGTTGTTTATCCTATCGTAATCAATAATCTTATTTAACCTCCAATAATCATTTTCAAAAAAGAATGTATTTCTAAAGTCCAATTCTTGAATGTCCCATTCATTAACTAGAAAATAACCAACGAATAACTTAGAATCTTTATCCGCTATTTGCTCAATGTAATCTTTCCAATATTTATTATAAAGATTGTTTAAAGTGTATTTTTCTAATGAGTAATATACTTGTTTAGGTACTTCAAAATTCAAGTCAATAGTTGGATTATCTATACTATCTAAATGGCCGCAATAAGCATAATTATCTCTAATAGTTGTGCCACTTGTAGCAATATGAGACCATGGATAAGATGTATCTTTTAAACCTCCATAATAAAGTATTCTAATATTAGATTGACAGGTTTTAATAGTTCCATTATTATCTAACTGATAAATTTTTGGAATTACTCTGTCATGACCTATTGTATTTACTGAAGGTGTCGGACTAAATATTAATTCAGTTTTTACTTCACCTTTTAAGAAATCGTTTTCAATATCGTATTTCTTTTGCCCATAAACTTCTGTATAATTATTAAAATAATTACTATTAAAATAATCATTATCTTGTTTGTAAGTGAATAAATAAGTTTTATTATTTAATTCACCCATTGGAATAATTTTAGTCTCCTTTGAGTAATCTAATTTATCTGACCAATCTTTTGTTGTTGAAGTATTGTAAAATGTAGGTCTTGGCTCTATTATAAGTTTATTTGCATTTGTTTTATCTACTTCTACAAATAGATTAAACATCTTAACAATTGAATTAAAAAATTCACTTTGTTTTATTTTATCAGGTAATATTTTTGAAATATCTATTGTGTCATTTTCTTGAACATTTGTATTTGCTAACTGATTATAAAAAGATGAATTTATTTGAAAATTTACTGTTGGAAATGAAGTATATTGGCTTTGATAATCTGAAAAAGTTGATGAAGGATCTTTATAACATCTTCCAAACGCAGGGGCAAATATAACAGCAACTTCTTGATTTTCTTCTACATTTATATTGCCACTTAATAAACCTCCTACAGTTGTTGTTGTTGCTCCTTGATTTACAATTCCAAATATAGTGGCATCGGCAGATATATTTAAAGCATTATCAATATTTGAATAATAATTATTTGGTTTTAATATTACAGGAATTGATGCTATTCCATAACCAGTAGCAAAAACACCACCAACATAATCAGCTTTTTTAATAATATAAATAGTACCTAATTCATAATATGTTGGAATGTTTGCTGTTGGTGTGCTACAATTATGTGTAACGTTTAAAGTAAAGTCAAATTTAAAATTATATAATCCATTTGCTTTAGCTATAAATCTATTATTAGTTATAAATACATTTCCGCTATCAAAATTTGGAGGTGTTGTTTCATCTTGAAATAATAATATTTTATTAAATTGTATGTTTAATAAAGAAAAATCATTTATATAATTAGCATTTATATTAATACTTTGAATACTTGTATTTGATGCCCTAAATGTTCTATCTTCAATATCTTCACTTGTTAATTGTAAAGTTGAACCACCTGAATAAGGTATTATAAGTCTTTTAAATAATTCACTATTAAAAAAGTTTGATTGATATGTAAAGCCAGCTTGAGTAAACATTTTATCAATTATTGTTTTAACATAAACAGCAGGGTACATTTCATTAACTTTAAATTCAGAGTTAATCCTATTACCATAATCTATCATGCTATAAACATACCCATTACCTATTGGAGCTGTCCAACTTGCTACTTGATTGCTTACATTTAAATCATGATTGTATTCAGTTAAATCTAAGTCTCTTAAATAACCATTTGTGAAATTTTGATATACATTTTGAAGTTCACCAAAGAACGCCACCTCATATTGTATTTCATATTTATCAGTTACGTTTACATTTAATAATTGACAAATACCTTTGAACTGTGTTGCCTCATTATAAGTTATTTCTGCAATAGCTTTTAAGTTCGGATTAAAATTCGGAGTAAAGTTAGTAGTGCCTGTACTATTAATGACTGCATTAACATTCCATATATTTGAAAACAATTGATTATTAAAAGTAGTGCCAGGTAATACAACTGTTTTGCTCCAAGTTGTACTACGTTTCTCAGGTTCACGTATATCTGCAATATTAAAGTTAAGAGGGATTGATACTTCATCCGTTAAGTCTATTTGCTCGTTATTGATATAAATTTTAGTTAAAATCATCTTCTTTGTCTTTTTCTGTTTTGTGAATAGGTAAATGAAATAACTAAGTTAAATAGTTGCTGACTTGCTTCGTATTTAGTTTCATAGTTAGCATTCGTTATATTAACTGAAACTAAGTTACTACCTTCATAAATATAAACATCAGGGCTTGTTACTAACTGCTCTAACCATGCTGATTCCGCTTCAGTAATCCAATCACTATTAATAGTAATCGTATCATCTAATACTGTCTCATATTGACTTAATCCTCTGCTCATTCTTGAGTAATTGTAATTAACACCGCTCCATTGATTTGGATTGCTTTTGTAAGTATTTCGTTTTATGTTAGTGCTTTTTGTCTTTGCACCTGTAAAAGTGTAATAATCATACTTTCCGTAATTATTCATAAATTTAAAACGAATGGGAGCGTATTTACTGCAGTATTCATCTATGTATATTCTACGTGATTCGGTAACAGCATCTAAATTGTCTTGTGTCATTTCAACTGTATAATAATTTGTTGATGCGTTTATAAAAGGTGCAGTTCCACTTGCAAGGTCACCAGTTGTTAAACTTGTTAGCCAGTCATAGCTTACATTAACATTAATTGAACGGTCTTGTTTATTGCTTATTGATCTATATGGGTTTAAAATAGTAACTGAATTTTGTAGCGTTCCTGTATTTGTATATGTTTTAATTAACAAGTAATAAGAATCATCTACTGACCTTGTCATAAAACCTAAATTTAACTTTTCACCTATCCTTGTATAAATTTTAGGACAATCACTTAACCAAATTGTTGAGGTATTAATTGTAACGTATTTATTAGTTGAAAAATTTAAAAAATCGTTTGGATTAAATATAGCATTAAAACAATACCCTGTTCTATTTGTTAAGTTAGTATAGTTAGTAACTCCACTACTTGCTCCATACTGCTCACCAAATTGAACTATATAAGATGCTATCGAGTTTCCACATGTTTTAAATGTAGTTGTGTTATCTTCAGCATCCCTTGTAAGAAAGTTTTGCACTATTCCGCTTATATCAAAAACTCCTGAACTGTTAGTCGGATTCTTTCCTACTTCCAAACGTGTGTAGTCAGATGAACCATTTACATAAATATCTGCTATGTATCTGAAATTGGATTGAGTTACATTAGTAGAACTCAAAGTAAATATCATTTGATTATACGCTGGTGCGTAAATGTTAGGTGTGTTGTATACTGTTAGTGCCATTATGGTTGATAATCGTTTGCTATGTCTTTTTCTAATTGTGGAATCTCTATTGTTAGGAATTTCTTTCCTTTATACCCGAAACGTTTAATCGTTCCTTTTTTTAAAATGTTTGCTGCAATAGCATAACTAAAAGATAATTGCTCTTTTTTTGTTTTAGCTATTTTTTGCAAATCTTCTTTACTTTCTATCCATTTTAATATTCTTGGCTGTAGTGCTTTTCTCTTTTCTTTTGAATATCCTTTTGGTGCAGTTCCTTTTTCTAAGTCTTCCCAGTAATCTTCAATTTCAATAGTTATCTTAACTATGTTGCCATTTACCGATGATGGTCGTGGTGTTATTGATTGCATTAAATTACCACTTGCATCGAATTGAAACTTAACAATGTTATCTTTAACTCGTTTAATGAATTTTAAAACAGATTGGTCAACAGTACCACCTTCTTCAACCTTACTTATAAAGTCGTCAAGTTCTTTTGATATTTCATCTTTTAATACCCCTGTTGCCATTTGTTTCTATCTTTAATGTAACTTAAATAGTTTAAAAACGATACCACATTCATGTTTAAAAAGAAATCCCACTTTGTCCTATCCTTACCGCTTAAATTGTCAAGTGTAACATACCAACTCCAATAATCTAAGTGTTTTTGCTGTTCAGTTCGTTCTGTATCAACTCCCTCGCTTCTTTCATTTGACTTACCAAATAATCCTCTATACTTGGATACAAACCCTCTATAACTTTGCAAAAAAAAACACATAAAGGATAAACGATACCTACATTCATACTTTTGATATGCTCAACTTTTTGAATGTAATCCATTTCAATTTCTTTGTACTTTAACCAGCTTATTTTATAAGGCTTTACAAACATTGCTACTAATTGTGGCAAATTGCTAATTATACTTTCTTCGCTTTCTGTTAACTTAGCTAAACTGATAAAGTCACCTGCGTTTAGTTTACTAATATCGTAATTGACAATCCATCTATACCCGTTATGCTTAAAAATTTCAACCGCTTTTGGAAACTCCATTTGAAAAATAAAGTTTACCGACTTGATAAGTTCTTTTAGTTGGTCGATTCTTATTTTCTCAACATCAGCAACAGGAATATCAGCTATTATTGAAATCACTCTAATTTCTCTGTCGATAGGATCAATATCTTTATCCTTAACAATATCGTATATCAATGGAAATTTATCTATTGAAATCTCGTGCCATGTATTTGGAATTGTAATTGTCATCATATTTAAAAGTACCTTTGTTTTATAATAGTGTGTATCTGCCTGTTTTGTATTTAGTGTAAGCGTGGAAAGCTAAACATGTAGCCATAACCCCATCGTCATGGAATCCTGAAGGTGCTGAATACTTTATTACTCTGCTTTTAGGGTTATATTCATAGGTATACATTTCAAGTTCTTTTTCTAACCAATCCACATTTAAGAATGTTACCTCTTTGTTTTGATTTGCCACAATTAAACTTTCAACTATTTCTTTTTTACTTTGATTTGTAGTAACGAAAGGTTCAATAGTGCAGTAACTTGCACATTCTTTTTGCAGCATTTCAAATATAACATCACCTATTGAGTTAACCTCAACTAATGCTGTTTGGACAAAATTTGTCCTCAAACCTTGAGCTATATTCTTTACTATGCTTTGCCAGTCAGTATGTCTCCAACGTTCAATGTAGAACTGTTCGCCTTTCTCATTGAATATAGACAATACAGAATAATCGTCTGCCCTTCCTAAGTCAATACCTGCAAAAGCTCTACCATTTGCTTTACTGTCGACAATTTGTCGATTGTTGAATAGTGTTGCAGTTCCATCTACAAACTCGGCTAAGTATTCCTGCCTAAACACCATGTCAGGTAAAGTCAGTTTAGCATCGTCAATCTCTTTTGGGTTAATCATTGGATTATGATACGAAGTCATGGTAAATGACTTGTACTGCTCATTAATTCCATCCAATTGATACATTTTATAAAAATGGTTTTTACCTTTTGGAGTTGAAATTAAAAGAACCTTTTTACCTTTTACCAATACAGTTGCTCTTAATACTTCAGTCCATGCCTTCTCATCCATGAAGGCAAACTCATCACATACCAGGTAATCGAATGTGAAACCTCGAATATTATCATAACGCTCTGCTGAAAAGAATTGAATGGTTGAGCCTGTGATGTATTCGAGTACTAACTCACTTTGATTAACCTTTCTGTATATTTCAGGTCTCTTTGCAAATGCTTTAAAGCAATCGTCAAATACTTTCTTTGATTGTTTATAGATAGGGCTTACCCATGCTATTCTAATGCCTTTATTATTTAAAGCCCAAAATAACATTTGATTAATAGCTAATAAAGTTTTACCAAACTGCCTACCTATATTTATAACGTAGTATTTGTGGTTTTCTTTATTTATACTATCATGTATTTTCTTCTGATTCTTGTGAGGATTGTATAGTACTGCTTTCGCCAAAGTCTGCTGTGAATTTCATATTACCTGTAACTTTTACCTCATGCTGTTCAATATATCCACGTTTCTTTGCTCTACATTTTAAATAGAACATTGTACTAAGTGGATTGCCTTTTTTAATTTGTTGATGCAATGCAGATTCAGCAAAATCAAGTGCAACGTTTTCAAGTTCTTTTACAGCTTGCCTGTATTCTTTATCTTCTTTTAACCACTTATAATGCTGAGTTCTTGATAGTCCACTTTCTTTACATGCAGGTGTTACAATGCCCAAATGTTTCTCTAATGCTTCAAGTAATGCCTTTTTAGCTTCGATGGTTCGTTTTTGTTCATTT